CTGCTTGGATATATCCACTACTTGGGTGGAAAGATGATGCAGTTATGATTCCAGAATAATTTGCACTTGTACCGCTAAGGTTAGTTACTGTTCCTGTAGTGCTGTTTAAAGTCGCAATAGTACCAATACCATTGTAATTGATATTAGTACCACTGATATTGGTTAAATTTGCTGTAGTGCCGTTTAAAGTTGTAATAGTACCAATACCAGTATAGTTGATATTTGTACCACTGAGATTAGTTACTGCCCCTGTAGTGCTATCCAGAGTAGTAACAGTACCAATACCAGAAACATATATTGAAGAAAAGGATGATGCTGCTCCAGCAACTGCTACTCCTTTAACTCCACTATAAACTGCTCCACTAATATAGATACTCTTCCCACTAAAATTGACTCCACTTGGAAGATTAGTTCCAATAAAGTTTAAAGTTCCAGATTGATAATCAAAGAACCATTCGTCATTATTACCAGAACCAGCAGCAATTAATTGAGTTCCTGATGAAGCGGCAGTTGCTGCATTTCCTGAGGTATGAACATATACTTTTACAAGATAAGTAGAACCAATTTCGGGAGGAATCCAATCTGTTATATTTGTCTTCCAAGTCCTATTTGTTGATGATGTAATATCAGCAATACATTCTACAGGTAATGATGTTGGATATAAAGTAACTACTGATGTGCTGCTGCCGGGAATTGTTCCCGGAATTAGATTTGATTGTGACCAAACATTATCCCCTCTTATTAGTAGAGGACTTGAAATAGATTCATTAACCGCATCTTTGATTGTCGAGACATCGGTTTTTGTTCTACCGTAACCAAGTTTTTTCCAGAGATAATCAATCTTCTGATCGTTTGAAATGGCCATTTTACGCAGCAGCTCCTATGCTAAGACTCGTTATAGATTGTCCAGATGTTAAAGCAATTCTTACGAGAACAACATTGCCAGTAGCATTACTCATATTTTCGCTACCTAAGGTCATAGTATATCCACCACTTAAAGATGTTGAAGCAATAATTCTATCTCCATTAGTAACAGCACAACCATCAGAACCATTTCCACCAGATCCACTCCCCGGAACACCGGAACCTGCATAAGCAGTGTCTGCTTTTAACCAACCATTTAATCCACTTGTAGTATCTATACTTGTTCCGGGTGCAGCAATCCAGAGACCCGAAATACCTGTAGAACTTGTGATATTAATATCAAAGTTAGCAACAACTTTTCTTCTAAATGCAAAAGTGAAATACTGAGTTCCACTTCTTCCAGATGAAAAATCTGGACCAACTGGGAGATATCCAGTTGAGTAGTTCACTTGATTATGAGTGATGCTACCCAATCTCACAACCGCTTCTCTTGTTGCAGTAATTCCCGCAGGAGAAGAAGATTCTGAATATGGGTTGTTGGTGTAAAAATTAGTTACGCCACTATATGATGGAGTGTTTGTAGTAATTCCGGGACCAAAATCATATATTCTCTTACCATTGTCAGTGTAAGTTCCATCACCAAGTCCAGAAGGAACTGCTATAGAAATTTCGGAAATTCCAGATTGAGATGCAGTATGAACTTGAATGTTCGTTGAAATATCACTTGTGTAACTACTGGTTCCATTTACATTCTTAGCACGAACTCTAACTCTATCAACAGTTCTTACGCTTGATGATGTGATTGGAACGGTCAAACTTGCAATAGCATATGGTGAAGACACTCCAACATTAGCAATCGGTATCCCACCACTCAGCATACTTGAAGGACCATCAATCTGAGCATAAGTGTAATCAGTATCATTTGTAGCCGCACTTGAAGTTCCTTCTTGGTTTGTTCCAGTATCAACTTCAACAATATTAGATTGATTAGTATATGTCTGCCCAGTAAGGTTAGTAACTGTCAGTCCAGATAAAGTAAGAGATGGTGAACCAGTATTATAATAAGGAATACCAGAAACATATCGATAAGTGCCGGCAACATTTTCGGTAAGTGTTGCTGTAGAAATACTGACAACGGGTGTAGCGGTTATATCATCTTTCACAAACTGCACTGTATTAGTATTTCCAGTAGAACTATGAAGCAACTGCATACTATTCACACCAGTTGCTAAAGAAGAAACTAATTTAGAAACTTTTGCTTTGAATCCTTTATATAATCCTGGATAATATATGCTTGATGCGAAAGTAGTGGTAGAACCAGAAGAATTCAATAATTGATAATCACTCTCTTCAGTAATCACCAAACTCGTATAAGTTCCTGAATCATCTCCACTAGTTAATACTCGGGAACCATCTGAAGAACCATTCACCTGTGCTGTAAGAGTTCCATTGTTTGCATCATATGCAAAAGAAGAAATTGCTGTTGCTTCAGCAGTTCCACTAGTTACGCGATTAACATCAGTACCTGCTGTTAGTGTTGTACCTCCAGTATTATCAGTAAATCCAGAAACAAGTCTTGGACTAGTCCCGGTGCTAGTAACATTCGATAATGTTTTGCTGCTTAGTCCATCTGGTGCAGTTGGAGCATCATCATAAACTTTTAATAGTGATGTTCCAGTAGCAGGAATAACAGATGGGTTTGCTGTATTGTGTGCGTTTAAAGTTAGTGTAAGTGTATCTCTACTTGTAGAACTATTTGTACCTTGACTCCAAGTATGCTGAAGTCTAGCGGCAGAAGCATCAGCACCTCCATTAGCAGTATTAATTAGGATAGAATCATTAGTTGATCCATCTCCCCAGTTCATTGTATAATTAACTGTTGCGCCATTAGTATTTGTTGTATTATTATCTAAGTATAAAGATTGCCCTTCTACAACATATAAATCATTACCTGAGAGAGCAGTACCTCCAGATGATGCTCTGTATAAATCAAAAGTAACAACTGGATCTGGTGTATAAACTGTAATATAATTACTCTTTGCCGCAGAATAACTACTCCCTGCTCCAATTCCGGAGTTATTTTTGGCGACCAAAGAGATTGAGAATAATCCTCCCGCAGGTTGGGTATATGTATGTGGAATAGAAGCAGAAGCGTAGTTAGAAGTTGTAGTTCCATCGCCCCAATCAACATCATACCTATTTGCGTTTCCGGAACTTGTAACTGATAAAGTAATTGATAAAGGAGAACCTCCAGTCACCACATTTGATGAAAAATCGACATTAGTAACTGCAGTGTTTCTAATAATATTAAATGCCAGTTCGTTTAAATCATCTATACTATTGACAATTTTTGTATTGGTTGTGAATGTATTCAATGCTCCTGATGATGTTAAACTTCCATCATCAGCAGAACCTAGAGTTAAATATCCACCAGTCCCAGAAAATGATGATGCGGTAACAACACCTGTTATTAATACATCATCAATTACATGAAGTTTTGATGAAGCATTTGTTGTACCAATACCAACCTTCCCAGTAACTTCTAATACCGTACTACTTTCGGTATATGATATGATACCAACCTTAAGATTTTTTTGTCTGTTACTGAGATATTTTGTCATTTTCGTATTAGTTAAGAGTTTCTAAAATACTTGCAATGAATTTTAAATTAGTTGCATCACTTCCCGACAAAACTAATTTATCTCCACTCTCAAGAACCAATTTTCCTGAGAGAAGATTTGCAGTATCATTTCCCGAAATTGGATAATTTTTTACCAATTCAGTATCAGTAGAGCTTCTTCTATGAATAAATGTTATATCGTAGGGAGATGCTCCGATATTTGTGACTTGTGCCAAAAGAACAACGCCAGTATATCCGACTGGAGCAGTGTAAACTTCTACTGGACTTGTAGAAACTACTGAAGTTACTGTCTGAAATACATTAAGTGCTAATGCCATGTTATTATCCTCCTAATGCGAGTATGAATGGTGTCATTGTAGAAAATAAACTTCTTGTATAAGATGCACCACTGATTGTTCCTGTTTGTTGATTAATAACAACTCCATCACCAATTCTAAAATTGCCAGATTGATCGGTAGTAGTATAAACAACCAATCCGCCATTTCTAGAATCAGTTTCATTTTGTTGAATAGGAACACCACCATTTCTAGGAAGAGCTGTTGCAATGTCAACACCAGAACCAATATATTCTAGAGAATGACCAGAAGCTAAAACACGACTTTGTTTGAAGAAATTAACTTCACTGCCAACACCAACTACATAAGGAATTGTATCATTAACAGTAATAGTACAGATTCCACTTGAAATTGGAGTCGAACTCAATACTGCATAATATACAGGAGAAATAATTGCCGATCCTATGGCTGTATTTATTCCTGCATTTGGGGAGCTAAAAGTAACTTTTGGTGCAACAGTATATCCCCTACCTTCGGAAATAATATCAACTGAAGAAATTGATCCATTTGTAATTTGCACAGATGCAGTCGCTGGTATGCCCCAGTCAGACTCTGGTGGATCAATAGTTACTATTGCAGGTCCAGTATATCCACTACCTCCAGATGATATACCAATACCTTTTATTGTATAATATAATCTATCAAAATAAATTACTTGACCATCGAATGGTCTTACAATACTGATATTTACTGTTCCTGTATTTGAAATATGAGCATGTGGAAGAGTAGAAACTCCAACATAAACACTAAATGTGGTGCTTGCCATAGAAACCGCTGGCAAAGCGTTTGCTCCATTTATATTTCCTGCATTTAGGCGAGTTGTGATAATACCAACAAGATTGTCTATGAATGACTGTACATCGGCACATGATGATGGACTTGTATTGATGCCTGTAAGAGGATCTGCAATGATTGATAAATCCTTATTTGTTAAATTATTAGTAATCGCAAGTTTCATTAATTCTCTTGCAGAAGTAAACCCAACAATTGTCTGAGGAACTTCTCCATCAACACCATGTGTTAAAATTGATCCATCTAATTTAAAATACGCTTTAGTAGCATCTAAAGTATTTTTACTTGTATAATCTCTAACATCAATCGATACTGCATCTACAATATATCCAATATCTCTTTTGCACTTATCTGGGCTTGGATTTGTGAAGTCAGTATATGCAACTCCTATGGCGTTATATGCCAAATCAACAATTTCTTGACGATTTGATTGAATCAAATTATATGCATCATAGTATCTACCGGGAGCAACAGAAACGGTATTGAATGTATACCCATTTCTTCCAGAAGGATATGTGACTATTCCGGGACCTGAAGGGCAATTAAATTCCAAACCATGTAAAGATACTCCCATTCCAACTGAAAACTTATGGGGAATATTTGTAGTTGCAGTTAATATTCCAGTGGTATTATCATATCTTGCAGAAACTATACCTAAAATTGGAGAATTCAAATTAACTACGAATGTACTTGAATTTGCTGAAGATTGTTCAGTAACAATTCCAGTATAACTCTTACTACCTACACCATCAGCAACAAGACCATAATTACCGAATGAAGCATTTGAGTTTGTTAAATCACATGCTCCACCAGATCCGCAATAGACAGCTATGTCATTGCATATAGTAAACAATGATACCAACTGGGCATATCCACCATTAGTAATAGAAACTCCAATACCATTTTGATTGTATTGTGTAAAGGAATCTGTAACCATACTCTTAAATGGACCAAGAACATGGTTACCATCAATCTTCATTCCAATACTGTTGACAATAAAATTAGTACAGTTCCTAATATAAGGAGATTGGCTTGAAAAACCTATCTGGTTTGGATTAAATGCAAATACTGCTTTTCCTTTATTTAAAGAACCAGTATATGAAATTTCAGTCACATAATTTCCTTCAGAAACATGGAATAAATCTTGGTCTGGATTTAGTGGAGATACTGATACCTCTCTCAAACTATCTCCAGTAATTGAAACTTGTTTTTTAAGGACTAGTGGATTATTTTCTACATAATGTCCAGAAGTAACCTTAATAACTGTTCCAGTTGTTGCTACTGTGAGAGCTGCTCCAATTGTTCTTTTTGCATCTCCGAGTTTGAGTCCTGTGTTTGTGTCGTTTCCATCTGAGGTTACATATAAAATACTTGTTACTTGAGTACCAAGAATTCCCGAAATACCCTGAGCACCTTGTATACCATGAGCTCCCTGAGCTCCTGCATTTCCAGATCTTCCCTGAGAACCTTGAGAACCTTGAATGCCTTGAGAACCTTGTATTCCAAATCCAGTATTTCCTTGAACGCCTTGAGTACCTTGGACACCTTGACCAGCAAATTCTCCGGGTAATCCTTGAGATCCTTGAATGCCAAATCCAATAATACCTTGAGATCCAATACTTCCCTGTACACCTTGTCCAGCAAATTGTCCGGAAATTCCTTGTGGTCCTATAGGTCCAATAGAACCGATATCACCGACAGATCCTTGAATTCCTTGCCCCTCAAAACCTTGAATTCCTTGTGCTCCAATTTCACCCTGAATACCTATTAACCCCTGAGAACCTTGAGTACCTTGCCCCGCAAATTCTCCGGGGATACCTTGAGAACCCTGAGAACCACTAAACCCAGCAGACCCCTGGGCTCCTTGGCCAGCAAATTCTCCGGGGATACCTTGAGAACCCTGAACACCTGTAGATCCAAGAATTCCTTGAGCACCCTGAGAACCCGATAATCCAGAAGAACCTTGAGCCCCCTGTCCAACAAATTCTCCAGATATTCCTTGAAGACCCTGAAGACCTCTTTCACCTCTAGCTCCTTGAGAACCTTCAAAACCTTGAGAACCTTGAAGACCCTGAATTCCTTGGTTTCCAGAAGAACCTTGAACTCCAGTTCCCACTCTACCTTGTGTTCCCTGAGTTCCTTGTCCAGCAAATTCTCCAGATATTCCTTGAAGACCTTGAAGACCTTGGGGACCTTGGAGACCTTGTGAACCTTGGGCACCTTGAGTTCCATCTAATCCTTGAATACCTTGAACACCCTGAATGCCCTGAACTCCTTGTTCACCTCGGAGACCTTGTGTTCCTTGAGTTCCTTGTCCAGCAAATTCTCCGGATAATCCTTGGAGACCTTGGAGACCCTGTAGACCCTGTAGACCTTGAATTCCACCTAAACCTTGAGCACCTTGGGCACCTTGGGCAACAAATTCTCCGGAGATACCCTGAGCTCCTTGCTCACCTTGTTCGCCCTGTTCACCAATAGATCCCTGAACTCCTTGTGATCCTGCAGGTCCCGGTGGACCTTCATTTCCAGGATCTCCTATATTACCTTGAACACCTTGAAATCCTTGAGAACCAACACTTCCCTGTACACCCTGTCCAGCAAATTGTCCAGATAATCCCTGAAGACCTTGAAGACCTTGAAGACCTTGAGTTCCTTGAACACCCTGAGACCCTTGAACACCTTGTCCAGCAAATTCTCCAGGTAATCCTTGAATACCTTGAGAACCTTGCGAACCATCGTATCCTTGAATTCCTATTGCACCTTGAGTTCC